GTGCCCAAGGATGATTGTTCGGCGGCCCTGGCGATTGGCCTTGTCAATCTGGCGAGGCCGGTCTATCCGGGCGGCACGGAGAGGTGGCCGAGTGGTCGAAGGCGCGCCCCTGCTAAGGGCGCTGCGGCCTACGCGCGGCAAGCCGGAAATCGCAACAATCTCATTTTGTTAGATCGCGTCGCGGTTTTGCCGTGAGCGGGCATTTTGCGGATTTTCCGCACGGTCGTCGTTTGTTCCGTATTCGTTCAGCCGATAGTCAAATCCAAGTTCGGCCGCCTGTTTGCCGATCTGCGGGTTGGCGAGCTTGACGTACCGTGCCCACTCTCCTGATTCCCATCCGCCCTCAGCCTTCAGCCTCACGACATCCTTCGTCTGGGAGTAGAACCAGGTCGCCCATGAGTGCCGAGCGGTGTGCGGGGTGTAGCTGTGAACGTCCAGGCCTACTTCGTCGACCGCTCGCTTCCACCAGCCGAACTGATACCCGCTTTCACTCTCCTTCTCTGTATAGGGGCGCCCGTCGTATCGCAGGAAGAGTGGCCCTGGCCTTCCAAGATTGGGCACGGCCGTGAGGGCTGCGATCACCCTGGGGCACAGGTTGACCATGCGCTCGCGCCCGTTCTTCGTGTCCCGGAGAATCGCGTAGCGGTCAGGTAGAGAGATATCGTCAAGGCCATCGATCGCCAGCGTCTCCCGGATTCTCGACCCCTGTCCAAAAAGGAACGTCGCGAAGGCTGGGGTCCATGGATTGGGCGTCCGGCTGTCCACGATCCTTCCAAGCACTGCCGCGGCCTGTTCAGGTCGGAGGAAGTAGGTTCTCTTCTGCCCATCTTCGGGGCGGACGAACTGCTGTTTGATGCCGGCCGAATGAAGGACGGCAATGACGGGGCCGTGGAACTGTCGACGGCGCGTAGCAGAGTTGGCTGGGTACGCCTTCATGCCTTCATCGTCGATCATCTGTTGGGTGATCTCGTCGATGCGGTAGCGGCCGAGAGCTCCGCGCGGCTTGGCGAGGTATCTGTCCTCTCCGCCGTTGGCTACGTATCGGTCCGCTGCCGCATTGAACGAGATAGTGGGTTCTCGACCGGTGAGATTGCGCTCTTCCGTCGCGTTCTCGATGGTGCGGAGGATGCGCTCGGCCTCGCGCTTGCTGCGCGTCCGGGTCGATTGCCGGATGGTTTCGGATACGGGCGTACGTCCCCTCCAGACCGTGACCGTGCCTTCGACGTACCAAAAGCCGTTGTCGTGCAGTCGGAGCTTGAGGGGCATTCCACCATCCTATCCGCCAGAGCCCTGATCTGGTCTTCGCGGAGTTTCACGGTTCGACCATGTCGGACGAACGGAATTGAGTGCTTCCGGATCAGATCGCGAAGGTATCGAACCGGATCTGACACGTCATCGGTGGTGATGCCGAGCGCGCTGGCTGCATCGACCAAAGGAAGCAGGGCAGGAAGATCATTCATGCGCTACTTCCTTCTGCGGTCGGGAGAGGCGGACTGGAATGGCCATAACTTGCCTTCACGCCACGGCATGCAGGCGGGGCCGCCTTCCGAGACCGGCCTTCGTTGCCAGTGCCGAACGGCGAGTGGCATAGGCCGGCGCGACCATCGGGTAATCCCCCGGCAGCGCCCACTTGGCGCGGTAGGCTTCCGGCGTCAGGCCGTAGTAGGTCATCAGGTGGCGTTTCAGCGACTTGAAGCGCTTGCCGTCCTCCAGGCAGATGATGAACTCCTGATGGATGGACTTCTTCGGGTCCACCGCCGGCGCTTTGGCGGCGGGCGCGGCCGGTGGCTGGCCGAGCATGGCCAGGGTATCGTGCACCGAGCGAATGAGGTCGGGAAGTGCTGCCGGCTGGAGATGGTTGTTGCCGATGTAGGCCGTCACGACCTGGGCGGTGAGCTGCATGCGGTCAATCATGGGTATTTCCCTGGGTTGGGTGGGGTGGAAAGTGTGCGCCTTCACCTTGCTCATGTGCGGGGCTCCAGTTCCGCGATCCGCGCCTTCTGCTCGGCGATCGTTGCTAAGTCCTGCTGACGATGCCGTTCGATCTCTTTGTGAAGGCGTTTCGTCGTATACCGAGGGACGGTCTCGTCATCGCCCATGAGGTTTGCGTTGATGCTATTGAGATCGGCAAACTGCCGTTCCGCGTCGTGCCATGCGGCCTCGGTCGTGCGGATGCGGACTTGCCCTGCCTCGATAGCGGTGGCGGCTTCGTGCATAGCCGCTACAGCCGCTGCCGGTCCGTGATCATCCAACTCACCGGCATAGGGGTTTAGAGACCGCAGGCGATCGATCAGAACGTTTATGTCCGTCTGACATTGGGGGTTGGTGCATTGGGTCATGGTGTGACCTGATCGATGTTCCCGAGGATCGGCCGGAAGGAGTAGGCCGCAACCCATGGGTTCTCGTCATTGCGAGCAACTTCGGCTTCGGCGTCCCACAGCGAGACGAAAGCGTCGCGCGGGTCACGTTGCGACAGTGCAAGAGGCTGGTCGCGCTCAAGCGCATAGATGTTGTCGAACTGCTGGATGCCCTCCGCGCGAGCGTCCGCAACGCTGATTTCGAGCAGCCGCTGAATGCGGACTTCAGTGATGATCAGCGTTATGCGGGATGCCCAGCGAGGCATTTGTCTGGCTTGGCGGAAACGTCCCGGCGGGTCATTTTGCCAGTGCTTCTGCCACGATCCTTCGAAATGCTGGTCGGCGTTATAGAGGACCGGATAGTGTCCTGATCCGGCAACCGGTTTGCCCTCTTCGCAGATTTCGGCAGGGGACAGATCGTCAAGCGTTCTCGGCGCGCGCCAAGCCTCGCGAACCCACAGTCTGTCGCCACCGTGGTAACGCGTAAACATGGCCGCACGGGATTTGAGAAGGTCGGCGGTCGAGTAGACTATATCTCTGACAACCCATCCAGCATCTGACCACTGAGGCTGAGAAGCCATCTCTCGCCGCATCTGCGACTTGCCAGTGCCGGGGTTTCTGATCTCGCGCAGGATTGCGCGAACGATGGGAGGGGATAGAGGGATAGGCAGGTCAGCCATCACGCACCATCTTCAAGGCTTTTAGCTATCCGAAGTCCTTGATCTTCGGTTATCAGGCCATTCCTTCGCAAGATCGACATGCGCGTGTTCCAGCTGCCACCGCGCGGGACGACCGCCAGCTCTTCCGCAAGCCTCTCAATGGAGATGCCAGGGCGCCGGCGTATGATCTTGAACGCGTCTGCCGCGGCGGTCGGAAGGTTCTGCTCCAACAGGTCGGCCGGTGAAACGCCCTCTGGCACGTGGGGCGGATCGGTCGGGACAACGAGGTCGCTCTCTTCACGGACATGCCCGCCGTCGATCAGCGCGCGTCGACGGGTGTTGAAGCTGCCGCCGCGCGCTTTGCGACCACATGCGGCCGCGAGCGCCGCCCAAGTCAGCTTCGCGGGCCAGACCCGATGGGCGACTTCGAGGAAGGGATCGCCTGACACTTCAGTTTTCGCGGCTGTAGTGTCTGGACGCTTCAATCGTCTCATGGCTGAACTGGCCGCCGCGGCAGGTTTCGAACCTGTGGTGACCGATCCAATGTCGGTTGCCTTACCGCTTGGCGACCTGGCAATAGGCGGGACGATCACGTCGTCCGGCTCCAGCTTTGCCATGCGGTTAGCTGTCTCGATGATCATCTTCGATGCCTGATGGAAACCGAGCCGATAGGAGCTCGCGTGCTGGTCACTTCGACACATCTCATAGCCACAGATGTATCCGCGCCGTTCCGCCGCCTCGATCTCGGCCTTGCTGGACATGCGGCCGCCCGAAATCTCACCGCTAGGCGGCGACGGTTTGGTGGCCTTCATCGCCTCGCGCAGCGCTTCCACGTCGACACGCGTCAGCGCCGGCGCGATTGCAGTCTCGCCATCGACCGGTGTCCGACTCGAGTCGAACGTCCGGATCGCCGGGAACGCGACGCGCTCCAGAACACTATCGGCCGGCGACCAGACCCAGCCCTCGCCACGGCTGAGCGTTGGCAGGCTCTTCATGACCTCGCGCGCTTGATCGGCGTCGGCGTTGCCTTTTACCCACTCCTCTATGGCCTTGCGATCCTGCGGGCTGGTCAGCTTCAGGGCGATCAGAGTTCCGATTTGGCTGAGGACGTTCTTGTGAATCACGGCCGGCCGTTGGCTGATCATGAGCGGCCGGAATCCCTTGATGCGGCCGCGGCGCACAATCTTGTCGAACGCGCCGAATAGACGCTGTTCGCCATCGGCCAAGCGCTGAGCCGCCACCTCGTCGGCCTCATCGACCACCAGGTATAGCGCGGCCTTGTTCTTGGCGTAGAGGTTCTCGAGGAACGGCGTCAGGAAGCGGTTCTTCTCGCCACCGGTCATCTCCGACGTGTCGATGATCGCTTGGACATCCCGTTCGGCCAGCGCCAACGCCAAAGTCTTGCCCGCCTCGGAGGTCGGGTCGATCGAAACGTCGGCGTGGTCGCCGCCGAAGATGGTGACCGGGAAGCCGCCAGCGTCGTCGCCGCGGGCGCCAGAGCGCAGTCCCCACCAAGCACCGGTCGGATCCAAGATGATGACGCGTCGGCGAAGGACGAGCAGATGTTCGACGGCGCCCTTCGCAGCGAAGGTTTTCCCGGCGCCTGTAGTGCCGACGATCGCCGTCGGCCGATCGAGGAACTGCGCGATGTCCATCACATCATCTTCCCGGGCCATGCGAGCAGGAGTCTCGGTTCGATGCGTCCATATGCTGACCATCCGCTTCGGAGAATTCGGCGAGTTCCAGTTCCAGAGCGTTTGCAAGGAGCGTCGTCATGCAGTCATCGGCAAGCGCCGTGAGAACTTGCTGAGTATTCCGCTGGAGAAGGGGCAAACGGGCATCATGCGCGCACTGTCGATTGCCCCAGCGCCTTGGAACGTCAACGTAGTTAGGGGCGCTCACGTCAGCACCACGCACCAGAAGCCGGCAACGCCCAGGAAGCCGAGCATGACGAGAGCCGAGCACAAGTCCTGGATTGAACCAGCCCAGCGTTCACGGAAGGCGAGGAAGCGGGCCATCACGCACCCCCTTCGTAAGCAGATGGAGCCCAGGTCCACCTTCGAAACGTCGGCACCTTTTTGAGCCCAAGGATGCGTCGGCGCTTTCGAACTGCCTCAGACTGGACCGGCCGGCCACGCTTTCGAAGCGCGGCCGCAATATCAGCGTCAGACGCATTTGCGTTGAACAGGCGCCGGATCAGAAAGTCATCGGCGGCGTCGTAGTGGGGAATGCCAGGGTAGGCCATCACGCGCACTCCCCACTGCGGTCTTCCGGGTTGAGGCCGAGAAATTCGGCACAGTGCGAAGGTTGGGGACTGTCGGGCTGGTCGGTGGTGCCCTCGGCTTTAGCGATGGCGGCCCGCATATCGGCCATCAGCTTGATCGCCTCACCATGTGAACCGCACGGGATGACAATGTCGTTCCCGTCGTATCTACATTCGCGGTCGGACATTGCCTTGCCGGCTTTCGCTAAATCGGGCGCGGCGGCAATCAGACGGGCGTTGGCGGGCCAAACGGCAGCGTCTTCCCCGGGATTGGCGATGATGCAAGATTCCTCGTCGTGGATAAGCCCTTCGAATCCCTCCCAGCCGCCAAAGTGCCATGGCCCCTGTGTGTGCTTTGCTTCGGTCATCAGACGGTCCCCGCGATGTCGGTTGGATGCATGTGCTTGCGGACTGCGGCGCGCGCTGACGACACGCTGGACGCCGCAATGACCAGATCACGGTCCATCTTCGGCTTGCCTCGCGAGGCCATCTCCGCGAGCTGGTCGATACGGCTGGCGAGACGGTACAGGTCCATGTCGACCTGGTTCGCTTCGGTCTGGACGGTAGTGCGGGGAGCGCGCATCACGCAGCCCTCCGAGCCCAAACGCGCTGGCCGAACCGGCGGAAGTAACGCGCGAAGATCAGCGCCTCCCCAAGGTCGCAGAGGAATCCGGCATCGTAGGACCAGTGCCCCTTGCGGAGCTTCGCCTTGGACAGCGCCTTGCGCGTCTCGGAGACCGCCTCATCCGTAGAGAACACTCCGATCATCGGGAGACGCCAGAAATAGCGGTGGGTCCAGAACAGGTCGGGATGAGCGATACAGGATGCGATTGCCTTTGCGAGGCGGTCACGACGGGCCTTGATGAGCGTATCGGCCGCCCGCCGGGCGGATTCGTCGAGAGAGCGAATGACGCTATCCGAGAAGACCCGACGAAGTGCTTCGTCGGCCTTGGCTTTGGCGTGGGCGTTCAAGCGTCTCTCCCGTGTTCGATGGAGAGAACGTACGTTATGTACGATTACAGGTCAAGTACGTTTTGTACGATTTCGCTCGCGCTGTCGATTTTGTACGATCTCCCATGTCGCCACAAGAGGTCGTCCGGGTGCAGTTCCGGAGCAGATGTGCAGTGGCCGGCGCGGGCGCGGGCGCTAGATCGGACTACCGCGCTGCCGGCATCTGGTAGCATTCTCGGGCGAGTGAGTGACTTCAGGCACGTTATTGAGCTATGGCGGCCATATCTTGCGCTCTCTACAGAGCGATCCAGCCGTAGCGCTATTCCTCGGCCTCGGCCTCGTCATCCTGATCGATAGTGCTCGCCCGCAGGCGGCCGTCTCCCTTCAACCAGTCCTCTACGATCTTACGGATCAGATCGTTGCGGCCGATATTCATGCCGGCGGCAGCTGACCAAAGCGCTTCTTCCCACTCAGGATCGAGTGGGACATGAGCGGTATTTCTCAGCCGTAGCGCGGCGCGCCGAAGAATAATCTGAAGATCGGCACGAGAGATGTCGGCGATCCTGTCCGCTGCGTCATCGATCTGGTCGGCGTAGGAGCGAGCAGTCATCAGTCTTGATACTTTTGCCCATCTGCAGAAGGCCTAAAACTAAAGATCGGTGATTACTCGTCTCGCCCTTCCGAAAACATACAGGTCATCCGCCACCGCGATCGGCAAGTGGTCCGGATTCGTCGAGTATGGTTGGATCATTTCCGGATTGCGTTTGTAGCGCTTGAATGTTGCTGCACCGCCCCGGACTGAGAAGACGTAGAACTTTCCATCAAGCAAGCGGTCGTCAGCTCGATTGACCAGGATGGTCGCACCATCCGGAGCCACCCGATTCATCGAATCGCCGTCCACACCCAGTGCCACCCAATCTCCAGCTGGGAGGTCGGCGACGGTGATCCACCGCTCAATGTCGGCCGTCGTCACGCCCGATTGATCTCGAAGGTTGCTGGCACTGACAAGCGAGATGACGGGAACCTTGAGCAGGCCTGGAAACTCAACGTCGCCCCGTTCGCCGAACAAGATCCAGCCCGCCTCAACCCCGAACAGCCGGCCATATTTTTCGGCTGCCATTCGTGAAATCGGCCGATGACCGTTTTCATGGCTGGTTAGCGTGTGCTGATTGATGTCGCGGAACGCCCGTGCCGCTTCTGCTGGGCTCTTGAACCCCGCTTTGGCCCGCGCTTCCTGCAGCCGATCTCTAGGCTCTTTCTTCATTCGTACAGAATGGCCGAAAGGCGTCGTTCAAGGTGTACGATTTTGGCTTGACGCGGTATCGTACGTAATGTACGAAATCGGTTTATGGACACGCCAGCCAGCATTCCTGACCTGATCTCCCGGTGGGGCAAGCTTACCCTTTTCGCTGCTGACGTCGGCTGCGGTTATGAGGCGGCTCGCAAGATGCGCGACCGCGCCAGCATTGCTCCGGAGCACTGGCCGAGCGTGATTCGCGCAAGCGACGAGAAGGGCGTTCCTGGCATCACGTATGAATGGCTCGCGTCACGTCGCGTTGCCAGTGCAGCCGCGCCGGCGGCTGGAGAGGCTGCATGAGTATCCTCCGCACCCAGGACGGTACCGTCATCGTTGTCGCCAGTGGTCATGTTGTTTCCGCGCGCGACCTCTGCTCGGCTCTGGCTGAAATCCGTCGCCGCGAGGCGCAAGTTGCCCCTCTGGGGCGCCACTCCCTATCCCTCGACAGATCCGGTTGCAGCCAGATCGGTCAGGCGCGGCCCCCTTCCGAGTTCGTCACTCACGATGATGAACCTACTGAGGAAGGGATCGCACTTCATGGAAAAGTCATCCGAATTTGTGGGAGAGCGCAGCGTGTCTGAAGTCGGCGCACCAACCTTCAACGAGCGCGACCGCGCAAGAGATCTGATCAAGGAAATCGCCGGACATTGCTGGGGCGGCGCCGGCGACATGGTCGATCGAGTCTATGACGCTGTGCGTAGGGTCTACCCAAAAGCCAGATGGACGCGTCGGCGCATCCGGTCCTTCTGGCATCGGGAGGCAGCAAAGGTCGGTTGGTCGGAAGTTCGGGAACTGGAAGTCGTCGCCGCGGTCGAGCGTCGGCGCCGTGACCAAATCGAACAAGCAAAGGCTGACCATGCCGAATTCGTCACGCGCATTGGCGCGACACTGGATCGTCTTGCCGCTTCGGACGCGGATTTCCATCGCGAGCATATGGACGCGCTTCGCTCAATGGCGGGCAAATCGCCTGATCAGGCGGGGCGACAATCTGCGGGCGAGGGCGCTTCGCATACTCATCGACGCGGTCGCTTTCTCAAGACGGATTACGCCGGAGACTTCAGATGACCCATGCTCCCCTCCCGAGCATTGGCCATAGCGCGTCGCGGGCGGCCACCTCCCCGTTCGCGACGCGCGCCCCAACTGCCGCGGAAGGGCATTCCAGCGGCTCGGAGACGGGCCTCCTGGCGGACCGGCCTGTCTCCGTCTCTTTCACCATGCCGACGCCGCCGAGTGCCAATGCTCTTTTCAAGAACGTTCCCGGAAAGGGCCGCGTGAAGGCGAAGGCTTATGACGACTTTGTCCGCATGGGCGTTTCTGCGATTCGGCGACAGGATGTTGGTCGTCTGACCGGCCGCCTGGTGGCGATCTTCGGCGTCGAGCGCATGTCGGATCGCGCTGACATCGACAATCGGCTCAAGGCGATGCTCGACACGATCGCCGAGGCCGGCGTGATCGAGGACGATCGGTTCGTCACCGCGATCGCGCTTTCGTGGCTTCCCAAGGCCAACGGTCTTTCATGGGTTCGGCTTCTGCCCGCTGAGCGGCTCGAGCTGACGTTTCACCCCTCGCAGAATGGCGCGAGCGGCGGGTGGTTTCCTTCAGCGCCTTCATTCCAAGGAGATCACGATGGCGATTTCGCTGAGTGACCTGCGGACCGTACGCGCGGACAAGCCGCCGAGGGTCTGCATCTATGGCCCTCCCAAGATGGGCAAGACGACGCTGGCAAGCGAGTTTCCGGCGCCTGTGTTCCTGCAGGTCGAGGAAGGAGAGGGCACGTCCGAACTGGTGAGTTTCGGCAAGCTTCAGTCTTTCGGCGACGTCATGGACGCGCTGGCGGCTCTCTATACAGAGGAGCACAAATTCCAGACGGTTGTTCTGGACAGCATCACCGAGCTGGAGAAGCTGGTCTTTGCCGAGACCTGCAGTCGAGGTGACGAAAAGGGCAACGCCAAAGCCAACATCGAGGATTTCGGTTATGGCAAGGGCTACGTCTATGCTCAGCGCATCTGGAGCGAGTTCATCGACGGCATCAACGCCCTGCGGCGCGACCGCAACATGGGCATCGTTCTGATTGCGCATTCCAAGGTCACCCGTTTCGACGATCCCGAAACGGTCAGCTACGACCGGTACGAGATCGATCTCGACAAACGCGCAGTTGGCGCGATCGAGCGCGAGATGGACTGCATCTTTCTGCTCAAGCGACCCATCGTCGTGAAAACCGAGGAGTCGGGTTTCAACAAGAAGCGGGCAAGGGCGGATGCCAGCGGCGATGTCCGAATGATCCATGCGCAGGGCACCGCGGCGTACGTCGCCGGCAATCGCTACGACATGCCACCGACATTCCGCTTCGACAGGGGCCAGGGCTACGCAGTGTTGGCACCATATTTCCCCAATTCGCCGGCGACAGCCGTGCAGCAGAAGGAAGCAGCGTGATGGCCAACATCGCAGGCACCTACGACCCGAACGCGGAAGTCAGCCAGTTCGATCGGCTCCCCGCATTTGCGGATCAGCGGGCGAGGATCATCGCCAGCGAGATCATTCCCATTTCCGACAAGGAGAACAAGGGCCGCTGCCTCAACCTGACCTGGCAGGTCGAGACTGGTCCCTTGGACGGCCGCCTGTTCTGGCAGCGGCTCAACATGTGGCCGGAAAACATGGACAACATCGACAAGGTGATCTCGATCGCCAACTCGCAGTTCGCCGCCATTCGTCAGGCCACTGGAAAGCCGGCGCCCCAGGACAGCTCGGAGCTTCATCAAATCCCGTGTCTGGTCAGCTATGGACCGCAGAAGAAGAACCCGGACTACGACGAGGTCAAGTCGGTGAAGCCCGCCGGCGGGGCACCGCAGGCAATTAGCTCGCCGGCACGCTTCAATCCTCCACCGCAGCAGTCGACGTCGGCAAGTGGCGGCGGACGGCCGTGGCCCTCTCGACAGTCTGCGTAATTTAGCGGCCGGGCGGTCAAAGGCCTCGTAAACCAAACCGCCCGGCACCCCACAATCCAACGTCCTTCAACGTTGCACTGCGAGGAGCAGGACAATGAACGCCATTTCCATGCCCGGCAATCCCGGCACCAATCGCCACCCGGTCGATCAGCTCGCCAACATCAGGTCCACCATCAAACTGCTTGAGGAGCGCGAGACCGAGCTCAAGAAGCAGATCAGCGACATGATGGGCACTGCCGATACGATCGGCGGGGAAGAGTTCATCGCCCTTCAGAAGGTCTCCACGAGAAAGGGCGCGATCGACACCAAGGCCATGGAGAGGGCTGGGATCGATCCAGATCGGTTCCGCAAGGCGGATGTCACAGTCTACCAGCTCATCGTTGAGCCCCGCATGGCGGAGGTGATGTGATGTTGCTCACCTGCCATCGCTGCCCTCACCAGATCGCCTTTCCGGGCAGAAACCGTGATCTCTTCGCCGCTCTGTTCGGATGGGTTCGCAAGGGAAGTCGTTACCTTTGCGCCTCATGTGCGGAGGTCGGATAGTGGTCGCCCTCCCGCAGGCTATCTCTCCCACGCTCGCCGCGATTGATGCTGCCGTCTCGGCATCGGAAGTCCGCGACTTTGATCATGTCGTGCGCGGTTCCGCGATAGGTCATCCGTGCGAGCGGCACCTTTGGTACCGGTACCGCTGGGCGCACCATGGCGAGAATTTCGACGGTCGCAAGCTTCGACTCTTCCAGACTGGGCATGAAGAGGAGGCCAGGCTTATCGCCTACCTCCGCATGGCCGGCGTCACGGTGGAGGCCGTCGATCCTGCAACCGGCGAACAATGGGAGGTCGTCGCCCTCGACGGACACTTCAAAGGCCACCTAGACGGTATCGCCACCGGCATCATGGAAGCACCCAAGATGCCGCACCTTCTCGAATGCAAAACGCACAACGCGAAGTCGTTTGCGCAGTTGTCGAAGTTCGGCGTCGAATCTTCCAAGCCTGAGCATGTCGCGCAGATGCAGGTTTACATGCACCTGCGAGGCCTGACACGCGGGTTCTACCTGGCGAAGAACAAGGACAATGACGAACTCTACGGCGAACGTATCCACTACGATCCGGCTCAGGCCCTGGCTCTGATGGCGAAGGCGGAACGCGTTAGGAACGCAACGCAGGCGCCTTCGCGGATCAGCGACGATCCTAGTTACTACCTCTGCAAGTCCTTCGGATGCGCGTCGTACGCGATATGTCACGGCAATGGCTTCGCACTGCGAAACTGCCGAACGTGTCTTCATTCGGGCTGGTCGGAAGACGGGCTGTGGCACTGCACCCGACATGACCGCCGTCTGTCGATCAATGATCAGCGCCACGGCTGTCCCCACCATCTCTTTCTGCCGTCGATGGTGCCCGGTGAACAGATCGATGCCGACGAACGGTCGGAGACGGTCGTGTACCGCATGCCTGACGGATCACACTGGGCCGACGGCCGACATCGTCAGGAGGTGGCACCTTGACGCCGCGTCTAGACGCTTGCCTGGAGTGCGGTTCCAGCTTCTCGGCCTCAAGGGGCCGCGAGTTTTGTCGGACCGGATGCCGCAAGGCCTGGAATAACCGCCGCGCCATGCGCGGAGCAGAGCTCTACGACCTCTACATGGTGCTTCGCTTCGAGCGCGCCGACGCACAGGTGCTCGGCGTTTTCCAGGCCATCAATCGCCTGGCATCGAATTACCGACGAGAGGATTCATCCCGCCGCGCCGGGCGAAGGTCCTGGAGGCCTGCCCGCGTCGTCCTCGAGGAACGACCGTTCCTCAAGGCCATCCATAGCTTTGACGGTACTGGAAGGAGGGTCGCGCGATGAGGCTCGAAACCAAAGCATCCATCCTGACGAATGCCCTTCGTTTGCTGAATGGTGTGGTCGAGCGACGAAACACCATCCCGATCCTCGGTTGTGTGAAGATCGATGGGCGCACCGTGGTCGGCACCGATCTCGACATTGAAATTGAGATCAAGCTCCCAGCAAGCGTAGCGCAGGGCACGATCTGCATCGATCATCGGTCGCTTTTCGTTCTTCTGCGCAACGTTCCTGGCGACGACGACATACGGATCGAAGGCGACGGTTCGACTGCAACCGTTACCTTTTCGACCGGCCGCTACGATTTGCCCAGTCTACCGGTCGCAGACTGGCCGACCCTTACGACAGAAGGGCTGGTTGATACTGTGTTGGACGGTGAAGCGTTCAAGCGGTCGCTTGCATTCGTGTCTCCATTCATCTCGACCGAGGAGACGAGATACTATCTCAATGGCGTCTGCCTCGACGGCAGTGTTGCCGTCACGACGGATGGCCATCGTCTCGCGTGCCATCCCCTCGGCGCCGATCTTTCGGCCTTCGATCGCCCTATCATTCCTCGTAAGGCGGTTCGCCTCCTGCAATCGATTCCTGCGGCAACGCAGGTGTCAATCGGCCGCAATCGCCTTGCCGCGACACTCGACGGGGCGCGACTGGTCACAAAACTGATCGACGGTACATTCCCGGACTGGAGGCGTGCCGTTCCCGTAAGCTCGGACAAGGCGTCCAGGCTAACGATCAGTCCGCGTGGCGTGCGGCGAACGATGTCTCGCGTCACGGCTGTCATGGGTCGATTCCGTGCGTACGTAACAATTGCCTTTGACGGGCATGGCATGGCGGTCGTCGGCGAGCACGGTGACGGCGCCATAATCCGCGAATTTGTATCGGGGTCGAGCCTTGTTGGTAAGGGACAGATCATTGCCTTCCAGAGCAACTACCTGCGCGATCTGCTCAATGTGTTCATCGACGATGACCAGGTTGGTCTGACCATCGTTGATGCCGGATCGCCGATCCGGATTGATGCCGGCAAGGAACGCTTCGCGATCCTGATGCCGGCGAGGGCGAGCAGCGAGCAATTGGCGTCCGAGGCTCTGGCAGAGTGGGCCACTGCACAATCGATAGGGAGGGCGGCGTGACCCTGCAGTCCTATCGCGATCTGATTGCGGGTAAGCGCGTCGCCTTCCAGCCGCGCGGCTTCAAGGGAGTCGACGAGTCGGCACTTTCTCCGCGTCTGTTCGATCATCAGCGCCACGGCGCGGCGTTCGCGCTTCGCGCCGGCTCGGCTGCGCTCTTCTATGACACGGGCCTTGGTAAGACAGGCATGGCCCTGGTTTGGGGCGATGAGGTGGTTCGCAGGACCAACAAGCCGGTCCTGATGCTTGCGCCGCTCGCTGTGGGTGCGCAGCACGTCGAGGAGGCTGCAACCTTTGGAATCGAGGCGACGCAATCGCGCGACGGGACCGCCCCGATCCGTCCCCGTATCGTGGTGACCAATTATGAGCGTCTGGAGAAGGTCAATCCTGACCTTTGGGGCGGCATCATCCTGGATGAGAGCTCCATCCTCAAGAGTTTCACCGGCAAGACGACAAACCGGCTGATCGCTGCGTTCGCGAAGACGCCATACCGCCTGGCCTGCACCGCCACCCCGGCGCCCAACGATCATACCGAACTCGGTCAGCACTCCGCCTTCTTGGGCGTCATGCCCGGGCCAGAGATGCTGTCCCGCTGGTTCATTGCGGATCAGACGAACATGGGTCACTACCGCCTCAAGAAGCCGGCGGTCCGCCCGTTCTGGGATTGGGTCGCGTCGTGGGCGAGGGCCGTTTCGAGGCCCTCTGATCTCGGTTTCAGCGACGCCGGTTTCGAAATGCCGGCACTCAACCTTCATCGCCAGCTTGTGGCAGCGGATCGCCGTGACGACGCCGGCGAAGAGAAGAATGGCCAATCGCGCCTGTTCCGCATGCCCGACATGTCGGCCACCTCGATTCATAAGGAGAAGCGCCTTACCAGCGATGCGCGTGCAGCCCGGCTGGCGGAGATTGTGTCGGCCGAGCCCTCTGAACCCTGGGTAATCTGGGTCGAGACCGACTACGACGCGGATGCTGTCCGCGAGCTAATCCCTGACGCGGTCGAGGTTCGCGGGTCGATGGCGATCGAGCGCAAGGAGGAGCGTCTCCAGGCGTTCGCCCGGGGCGAGGCTCGTATCCTTCTCAGCAAGCCCTCCATCTGCGGCTTCGGCTTGAATTGGCAGCACTGCGCCCGAATGGCGTTTATGGGTCTGAGCTTCTCATACGAGAGCTTCTACCAGGCTGTTCGTCGTTGCTGGCGATTTCGCCAGACGCGTGCCGTCGATGTCCACGTCGTCTGCGCCGACACCGAGGAAGCCATCTGGCAGGTCGTCAATCGAAAAGCTGGCGATCACGACGCCATGAAGCGGGAGATGACGGCGGCCATGGCCCGTGCGGCCCGAGCGTCGGAAGTCCTCAAGACCTATTCCCCTGATCAGGAGGCGCGGCTTCCCGCGTGGCTTGTATGACGAATGTCCTCAACCAGGCCGCTGGCGACGGTTGGTCCATTTTCAATGCCGATACAGTCGAGTTCACGGCCGAGATGCCCGACAACAGCATCGACTTGTCGGTCTACTCGCCACCCTTCTCCTCGCTCTACATCTACAGTGAGAGCGAGCGCGACATGGGAAATGTCGGCAGCCACGAGGAGTTTTTCGCTTCATACCGGCATTTGATCCGCGAGAAGCTGAGGATCACCAAGCCCGGCCGCCTCTCCGCTATCCATGTCAAGGACCTCGTCTACTACTCGAATAGTTCCGAGCGCGGTGATCGCGGCCTGTACCACTTCACGGGGGAGTGCATTCGCGCCCATGTCGATG